CAGAAATGTATCTATTTCACATCTACCAAAGGAGCTTCCCTTGTTCATTCAGAGAGGACGTACCAAGAGCCGTACGGTTCTTGGACCGACGTTTTCAATACGAACGTCGACAATTAGTCCTACGAAGGTAGTTAACCTTCGTAAGAACTATACTGTCCCCCTGGATGGGATTCAGATTACTGAATCGGATGGCAATCGTTGGCCTCCTCCAAAAGGAGGAACCTTCACAGACTTAGGATCCGAGTTTTATACTCGGAAGACGGAGGTGCTACCTAGTAAGCTAGCACATACGTCTTTGTATTTTAAGGGTGTGAACATACCTATCGTCTCCCAGGACTACACAGTCCGAGGAAACTTTATGTTTGCTTCATTCCCTACTACATCCCCTGTCTTTGATCCGTCTGGACCAGGCCCCGGCAAAAATCTTAACCCCGCATTCACTGATCTCTCTTCTACGAGAAGTCAGTTGAATGTTAAGGGTGCGATTGCTGTCGCTGCCTGTGCCCCGACGAATCAGATTGCACAGTGTGCTCGCTCTGTAGGAGAACTGCTCAAGGACGTCCCCGCAATTCCGGGGGTCGGCCTTTGGAAGTCACGAATCCGCGCTGCGGAAGTCGTGGCTGCGAGTGCCGGTGAGTTTCTTAACACCGTATTCGCTGTTCTTCCTACTATCAGCGATGTGACGCAGTTTTATACTGCTACTCACAAAGTTGATAAGCTAGTTGACCAGTTTGTTCGTGACTCTGGAAAGCTAGTTAGGAGAGAGTTTCACTTTCCCAAGGAAAGGAGTGAAGAGACGACTCTTGTGTCCGGATTGTTGAGTCCTTGGCAATCTACCGCCGAGTACAACAATCTTTACGCAGAGCCGTCCTACGCTCTTCCAGTCTACGAGACCTGGCGTAAACGAGTCATTGAACGTGAAATATGGTTCAGTGGAGGGTTCACCTATCATTTGCCAGACTGGTATGATACCAAGTCCCGCAAAGATAGGCTCGCCCTCACGGCTCAGCTCCTTGGAGCTAAACCGGACCTGAATACGCTATGGCAACTCGCACCCTGGAGCTGGGCTGTTGGATGGGTAGTGAATTCAAATTCTTTCGTTAAGAATTTGACCACGCTCATCCAATACGGCTCGATTCTGCGTTATGGGTATGTGATGGAAACAACAACCGTCGCTGATACCTATTTCGCAGGGGCTAGGGTCAGAGACCCTGTCTCGCCCTACAGTGGCATGTATCAGCCACCGTACCCTGCCGTATCCCCTGTTACTTTGCGATGTACTGTAAAGAAACGGGTACAGGCAAATCCCTTTGGTTTTGGCCTTGACTGGGACGGCCTATCAACCGTCCAGCAGGCCATAGTCGCAGCTCTTGGCATTACCAGAGTTGTGCGGTAGGTTCACTGCCCATCAACAAGCAAAAGGAGCTCGTCAATGTTCACTGATCCCGTGACTCTCACACCCGGTGCGGCGTTCGACGTAGGAGCCGTCTCTTTGCCCCGTGTTTCTCAACAGGGCTCTGTTTCGGTCTACCAGGCCGGACCCCTCACCGTGTTTGCAGGGTCACTGCTTCGTGTTACCTCTTCCCATCAATATGGGAAGAGGACACGTCGCGTCCTTCGCTGTGATTACAGCGACAACGCCGGGAGCACCCTTATTTCGGGAACGACGGCACCACGTAGCATGTCTTGCTACGTCGTGTTCGACATCCCTTCTGCAGGGCAGTTCTCGGCGACGGACCAGTTGGCGCTCTTCAATGGCCTTAAGGGCACATGGAGTGCGTCAACGGATGCCTTGATGAAGAAGGTTCTCGGCGGCGAAAGCTAGCCGATTCTTCATCATCCTCGGCATTACGGTCAGGAGTGCACATTGGCTTAGGATGCTTTCCTCTATTAGGAGGTAACATGAAAAGCCTAATCGCGCTCTGGAATGACATCGCTAATCAACTGGCGATGTGGTGTCGCACTAGCGCCCACCAGGACATTAAAACCGTCCTGGATCGATCGAATAATGAGGGGTTCTCGTTTCTTACGATTACCCTCCCAAACTTTGCGAAAGACTTTGAACGTTGTCTTGAGCAAGGTAAGGTGGACAACAACGTTTTTCTTTCTTTTAAGAAAAACGGGAGTCTCCCCGCGTTCTTGCGAGGTTTCTCTTGTCTCGTATTCGACCGTAG